TGGCAACCCGGTCTCTGCGACCACTAATTACGTGGCCGCCTAGGGGTGGCGGGTCGTTGCTTGCGTGGCAATGACCCATGGGTTTACCGTTGTTATTAGTCTGTTAGGGTTAGTTTTAATAGTAGATTTATGGGTAGTTGTGAGTTATGTAGCAAGTAAAATATTAATCATAATGACGTGTGTAAATATAAATAATCATCATAGTAGGCATAAAATTGGTAGTTCTTGTGACGCGGGCAAGCAGCGCGTAAAACTGTTTGGTGGTGGTCGCCCTCGGATTCACCTTCCGCCTAGCTTACTTGGCGGGGGTATGATTAATAACCGGGTTAAAAATGCTGGCACGGGGGGGAAGAGTAAAGTGGCACGAACTCCTGTGCCAAAAGAAATTCCACCCGGTGTTTCCGGTAAGAAGAGCAACCATCGGCGCACGGGTAAGGACCCGAATGCGCCCGACAGCGGGCAGAAGGGGAAGGTTGCCAATGTTCCTTCTCGGAAACCCGCTGTTTGTGCCCCATCTGTTCCGGTCGGTGGGTCACAAACCCAGCCCGCTGTTGCTGGGCAAACACAGGTCGTTGCAGGGCCTGTCGCCCAGCCTCGAGCTGGGCATGAGCAGGTGTTACCTGCTCCCCCCCGGCCTCAGCCGGTCACTGAGGCTTCGAGGCCGGTTGTGAAACCGGCCCCGGAACGGCTCACTGTTCGAGGAATCTCAGATAGTGTAGCCAAAACGACTAGTGCGGTGGTCGGCAAGATGGTGAGTGATAGCATCAGAAGCTTGGCTTCCGCACTGCGGCCCTCGGCCCCACCATGGCCGGGAACCGTTCCGTCAGTCGCGCCCAACGCAAACCCCCGCGTGGCTCCGCAGGCTTCTGCTTCTCCTGACCCAAACATTAGGGATCCGAATGTCCCGGTTCGGCAGCCTCAGGCTCCCGCTGAACCTTTAGACATTGGTGATCTCGATCAGGACTTAGCACTTTCTGCGGCAAAGGACAGAATACTCCGGTGTGGAGGCTGTATTTATAATGGTTGGAGTAATAGTGATGGGATCGGTCCGCTCGATAAGTGGGAAGGGCAGCTGCTTACAGCTTCAGAGAAAGCTGCGAAAGCGCGCAAGTCTTCCTACATTTATGCGGATCGTCCTAACGTCATGTGCCATTATGAAGCCCCCAAAGGAACTTATCCTGACCCCACTCTCCTCCGCCGGTATGATTGCCATGGCGCGCCCTACTGTGGCGTGACCTGCATTGATATTGGCAGAGGTGGGCGACCTGACCCGGAACGATATGAGGAGTTAGCAGGGCCATGCCCTAGTGATGCTTTTCTTGTTGCAGTGATCGGTGATAGTGATTTCCTGATCGAGTACGCAAGACATCATGGTCATAATCTCCTCATAGTTGGTGTAGACATGGAGATCCTGGTCCAAACACCGGATCCGAACCATGATCACAAATGGATAGTGCTATGTTATGTGGATCCTGGGGAAGAGGGAGTTGCAGGTCATTATGAGTTAATGGTCGCTAATAATGGCGATGACTCTGGTGTGCACGCTCCCACGATGGATAACACTGCGTATAGCGATTGGGACACTTGCGAGAAAGTGGCGGTGGCTGTTGGGCTAGTGCTACTTGTTTATTATTTTGTGAATCTTAATCCAGGTTTAGATGCTTTGTCAGGCTGGACAGCGATGGCTGTCAAGAGTCTGGCTTTGTCGGCAGCTTGGAGGTACGGGTCTTGTAGGGAGACGGAGGAAGTCGTTGTTTTGGGTAGGTTTCTTAACCGGAATAATACGGATGAGAGGCCTGTGGTCGATAGGCGTGATCCAATCAAGTTCCAAGACTCTTACCTGTTGGTTGAAGTGAGAAATCAATGTTTGCGATGGTCTCTCTTTAATGGATGGGTTAGGGTTAAGGAGTTCGATTGGTTCATGTCTGTGGAGCATCTCACTGTTAGTGAAACCCGCTACACACAGATGACCCGGGAAGCCATGGAGTGCTTTGCTGCTGGGCGTGATCCAGGGGTTGTTCGATGTGGGATTAACAGGTTGCGGGAGGTAAACACGGTGACGGGTAATGGTCATGTGCTACCTGACACACTCCGCATGGTGGACCTGTTCATCTCCCGCTTGGGCAAACCAACCAATCGGGTCACGTCCAACGAGGGAATTGTTGCTTACAATGCCTCGGCGAACGCGGCAGCGGGGCTGGCTGAAGGTGCACGACCGGTTGTGGCAGCCAACCAACTACTTGGGATGGGCGGGCGTCGGAATAATCACGTTCGAACATTCCGGCTGGACAAGGCTAAGGTGGCTGTGCCCGTAGCCGTTGCTCCGGCGGGAGCCCCCATAACCGATAGGGGGCCCGTTGGTCCGGGGTTGTACTCTGTCACCGACGCACCTGGGCTGCTGACTGCGTTCGTGTCCCGAAGTATGGTCAAGGCCCCGGTTCAGGTGGATGATTTTGTCAAGTTTTCCAAATCTTTCTGCGATAAGTACATCAATGAGACTGACGTGGAGGGTATGGTTGAGCCTGATGTTTGCGTCCACTATCGGGAGCATTTCGCCGGTAAGAAGCCTGCCGCCGTGATTGATCAAATGGTTGATCTGTACCAACGTTATCTAGCAGGGAAGTTAACGGAGCGGGAGGAGCGTGGTGCCCATGTGGGGGGGGCATTCGTGAAATTCGAGTCGAACGTCAAGCGAGTGGGTGAAGGTTATCGGGTCAAGCCGCGTCTCATAATGACTATGGGCGAGGTTATGGCCATTGAGACCTGTCCACTCAGTTTGCTGTTCGATAGGTGGAATGCTGGTCCCTTTGGCGCTTTCCAGATCAAGCATATGGAGCCTAGTGAGATGATTCAGAAGATTGCGTCAGCAGCCGATAGGAGTCACACGGTTACTGATTACAGTAGTTTTGAAAGTAGTATCACTAGCAGTGTTCGTGAGATCGAAACATATGTAATGAAGAGGCTAGCAGAAAGAGCGGGCTTTTTCAGTCTGAGAAGAGCTTTGGAGCGTCATTGTTCCGAGAGCTACTCGCTGAAGGTTCCCTGGGGGTTGTTTGAAATACAGAGCCGTTGTAGTGGCCACACTTGGACTTCCTTTGGCAATGGGGTGGTCAACGTTTGCATTAATGCCTATGTTTGTCATTTGGCTGGCAAAACGTTGAGCATCATCGCTGAAGGAGACGACGGTGTGGTCCCTGCCGAGAATGTTGATATGCCAGGTGTGAACAGGCTGGGGTTCTCATTATCTTCTGAGGTCTCCGGTTCTCGTCCTGGTGATACTGACTTTCTTCGATCGCGTTGGGTTGATGGGCGTCGTTATGTCCCGGTTGGTCGGAGCATGAGTGTTTTCTGGGTCAAAAATGGGTGTAAGCTGAAGAAGAGTAAGCAAAAATTCCTGTTGCGCGCCGCGGCTTATAGTCTGCACGCGCTGAGCCCGGGGCACCCTGTGCTCTTTGAGGTCGTGAATCGCATTTTCAGGTTCACGAGTGGGGCCAACGAGTTTCGCAACTGGCGTTCTTATCTGAATCACTGGCATCATGATCTTGAAGCTCCGCCTAAACAGCGGATGGTCGTTGAGGTTGATGAGACAATGCGTGAGGTCGTGGCAAGTGGGGCTATCGGTTTCCCACCAATCTCGATAGGACTGCAGCTTGAGTTAGAGCGCAGACTTCGGGAAGATCGCGACTTTTACATTGGTAATCTCCTCAATGAGTATGGTGATGTCATGGAGCGGGTTGTTATGGCAGACAACACTCTAGAGTTGATGAATGACCACGAACCTGTGCGTGATTTGGTTTATACTATCAATCATGCATCAAAAGTTGTTCGTGAGTGCGTCGACTCTGGTTCTGTTACGTCTTTACCTGCACATGATCAAGACTTGGTGCGAGAGGCTTATGTTTTCCTTCAAACTCCCCGCGGTAGGGAAATTTCTAAGGTGCGACCCGTTATCCTTTCACAAGGAAAACGGGGTTTGGTGGAGCACGAGACCTTATAGGTCTCGTGCTGCACGTTTCTTATAATTATATCTATAGGGGGGCTTATGCATTGTGCCCCCCGAACGCCGTTTGACAATGTATGGCCGCGGGCTTGAATAATCACATAGAGTGATGGCCATGTAGCTGCGCGTCGGAAGCCCGACTGGAAACTCGTAAAACTTCGAGGGGTTAAAAGTCAAGTCAGTCCCCAAGTGTGTGGGGAAAGGTGTGATCGGCACTCGTTCGCAGTCGTAACTGCGGGGGCACTTCGTGTGTCTCTATTAAAAGGGCCTGTTGTTCAAAACGATTGGTAATCTGGTCCTTCCACAAGACAAACACGGGGGATGCCGG